ACAGTTCCACCTGTATGGTATGAGAATATGTTAAAGGCATATAGAAATATACATGGAGAACAAATGCCTATAGAGATTGTAGAGGCGGTTCCGTGGGAATGGAAACAGGCAGTAATGCCTCAACATAAACCTATGCCTGAAGGAGGGAAGCCTAACTAATGGATATTAAAAATATGAAGATGGTTATAGGTCTAGTAGTTGCTATTGTAGGACAAGCCTTCGGTATGATCTGGTACATTGCTCAACTCGATTCCACAGTAACTAATAATACTACAGCTATTGAAAGTATAGAGGAGTTTGATTCAACCGAACTTTGGGAAGCACTTGACGATATAACTGAAAGGATAGTAGAATTAGAAAGAATTGATTCCGTTATGGAAAATGAAATGAGAACAATCATGTCAGATCATTCCAGTTTTAATGAAGTATTAAAGGACTTAGGTAAAAGTGGATACGGAGATAATAGGCAGTATGGAAACTATGGAGGACAGTAAGATGGAAGAGAAGACAAAAGAATTAGTGTGTACTAATAAATATTGTTATGTACATAATACATTACAGGTTATGGCAGAAGACAGAGAAGAGATATGTCATAACTGTGGCTTTGATTTGAAACCATGGAAGTCAACTACCCCTAATTAATTACTTCAACTCTGAGGTTTTACATTAGCAGTTACGTCACTCATTTCAAATAGTGGGCGTAATCCAGTTAGTTTACCTATATAATCAATAGCTTCTATAAGATCATCAAATCGTTCTTCTCTTACATGGAATATCTTAGTTACATCTGCTAACACATTTACTGAAATCTTTCCCTTGTCTGTCACCGCTATCCACATCCTATTTCCATCCGGTGTAAAAACAAGTTCTTCATCAGTATGTGCTACCATATATACCTCCTAGATATCATTGTGTTATGTTTCCTCCATGTATATTAGTTCCCATACGGTTCATCTTACGGTTCTGAATTCCCTGCCGAGTCATTGTATTGGGACTACGTTTCATATCCCTCATAGATTTATTCTGCGCTCTGCGGGCTGATTGAGACTTACCCCCAGACATTCCCGGAAAACGTTGTTGATATCTTTGTTGAGCCTTATTACCAATCTTCTGTGATTGTGAGGCTCCACGATGAGTAGCAACACCAAATGCTTGTTTAATCATCTCTATATATTTCTTCTTCTTTAGTTCTTTAGGATGAGTGCTTTGATCTACTGAAAGGTCTGATCCACCATAATGTCCTCCAGACTGTGATTCCTTTACAAGGTTTTGAATGTCTGGTCGCTTACCAAGATTCTCTGGGGATTGGTCGTATTCCCAATCTCTCATACCCTGTCGAGTTAAATAAGAACGTTCCTGTGGATCAATTATATCAGTATCTATATCAAAATCGCTCATAGCATACTGATCAGGGAATACCATAGCAGCTGTATTTATATCCCACGTATCTTCAAGTCCCGGTAAATGTCTAAACTGATCTACATTATTTGTAATGTGATCTATAATTCCTTGAGCAAAAGATAACTTATGATTATCAGTAGGGAATTGATTAGGGTTATTATCAATATGGCTGCGAATAGTTTCTCCGATCATTCCTCCCGAAGTCTGATAATGTAGCTGATCAACATACTGTCCAGTTGCTGGATCATATCTACTTTGATCATCTGGATCATAACCTACGTCTTTTAATAAAGATTTAATTACTTTATCTTGACCACTACTTTTAGATATTCCGAAAGCTTTTAGTATAGTTAAACTATTCATAAGTGACCTGCCCACATGAACAGTTACCCCCGCAAGGACAACCACCATCTTTCATAATTAAATAGAAGTTCATCTCTTCGCATTGTTCACATTCACACTCTACCTCACAAGTACACTCACTTGTTTGATAGCATATACATTCTCCATTAGCTGAACAACACGCTTCATTAGTCATCTTTTCCTCCATAAATATCTTTAAAAGAAGATTCAAACAATCTTCTCATGGTATGAAGTCCACCTTGTTTGTTAACTTGTTTAGACCATCGTCGAGGATTGTTTACTAAATCATAATTACTATTAGCTAACATACGAGTCATATGAGAAGTCATAGAATCATCACCCATACCAGAACGAGTAGCTACTTCCCAATCAAAAGCCCCCATTGGCTCATCATGATCTAGCTTGTTTTGTACATCAGTTTGATAATGTGTTCTTAGTTTATCCCAATATTCTGGGACATCAGGCACTCTTTTATTGGTTACTGCTTGTTCATGCCAGTCACCTATATTAACATTTGGGTCTGTCCAATGTCCTTCTTGCCCTTCACCCGCCTGCCCTAAGTAATCTTCGAAAGTCGATTGGTACGAAATTTCTTTTTCTTTCATAATCCCCATTGATTTATATAATAATAATGTCAGTTTATCCAAAAAAATTCTCCTATTCGTTCTCCAAAACTTTCATACCTAATGCTATTATACCACCAATTGTGGCGGTTGCCAATTCTGGCACACCATTCATAGCCCCTATACCCGCAAGTATACCAAGAACTACTATTGCTAAGAATATCTGCGGTCTTAATTTCCCCATATTGTACCTCTCTCTAAAACTTTTTTTACTAGCCTCAGTTGGCTTAGTAGTAGTATTTTGTTTGCCACTCCGGGTCGTCTGTTCTGAACGGTTTAACATGCTCTATTCTCTCCCAATACTCAATACCTTTTGTATAATCATGTACTCTACTTTGAAATCTAAATGTTCTCTGAAAAAATTTAATTATCGTTCTCATTATCCTCCCGACTTTATTTAACTAAGATATTTATTAAAGGCTTTCAATAATTTCTGGGAACTCTTTTTATATCCTCTCATAGGATTTGGATTTTGAATCCCCGCAGTTTTCGGATCACGGCTTGTCCACGTCTCTCCGGGTAGAGGTCCTTCCCCACCTTCCTTCTTTTGTGCAGCCTTTGGCAATGGTCGACTCTGAATAAACGCATCATCAGGATACTTATCTTTCAGTTCTTGTGGTGCTGTTATCTCACCAGATGTCTGTCTCCCGAAGCCTCTCATCGGATGTGGATTACGAATCATTGCTGTCTTAGGGTCACGGCTTGTCCATTCCTCTCCCGGCAATGGTCCCTCTCCCTGTGGTTTCTTTTTACCAAATAGTTTATTAGCCATGTCCCCTAAACCTTTTTGCATTCCTTGATAGGACTTACGATTAGGAGCCGCTCTATAATCAGGATATCTACTTCCACCAGTACCCGGAGAAGGACGATTTGGTGCTGCTCTGTAATCAGGAAACCTACCTCCACCTTTGGTAGTAGTTCGTTTTGTCGGAGGAGGAGTCGCCGTCTGATCCGGTAGCCCATCCATTGTAGGCGGAGCAACCTCCGTTGTTGCGGCGGGTGCTGCGAATTCCTCACGTAGTTTATTGTATAATTTCATCTTTTCTCCCCTTGGGTGAAAATTATCCTTCCTTCTTGCAAGGCTTTGATATGCCCTTCTTCTCACATGCTGTTCATCAGAATCTGCCATCTCAGCAACGCTCCCGTAACCCCTTAAACCGAGTCCCTTAGTAGTTCTCCCACCTCTCCAATCTTGTGTTTCAGAAGGTGGTTGTGCAGTATCATCAGGATACATAGGTTCCGTAGTAGTTTGATCAGGCGCATTCGCCCAATAACCCGGCTTCTCTTGAGCCTCTTTCATGCGGTCTTTTGCTCTCTGATATGCTGCTCGCATGTCATCTCTAGCAATCGGTTCCGTAGTAGGTTGTTCCGCTAATTCCCTCCTTGCCCTCTGTACCATAGGAATATTTTCATACTTCGAGGGTATCTCATCATCTTGTCTAGCAACAAATTGATCCCAAGTCTCTTCAGGTGTGGAACGAGACTGTCGATCTTTCCAAGCTACATAAGCCTCACGAGGCAAATCTTTAGGAGGTACATCAATACCACGTTCCCTTAAATCGTCCAAGTATCTTTGGTCGTCCTCATCAAGGGGAGTATCTGTATCTCTTCCCCTATATCGATCACCGTATTGAACATCTTTTGACATGAAGTATTTTTGAAAGGCTTTAGTAACAGCTTTATCAGAAACATTCTTCCCGTTCTCATCGAGATAGGGAATGGTATCTCCAGCTTCATTAACTTCCCATGGAACTTTACGATGGGTAGGTTGATCATTCTCATCTAAGTTATCAATCTCTGAATACTTAGTTGTAGCAATCTTCTCCTCATCCTGTTCCTCTGGAAAGCCATAATCTTTTAGTTGTTCTTTATGGGCTTCCTGTCTGGAATCCTCCCCAGCAATCACATCGTCAGTTGCTGTCAATGATTGGGCTTTTAATAAGCTTTTAAATAAATTCATATTACCCTCCATTATTCGTAAAGTTCTTTAAAGCATCTATATTAGAATCATTAGATAACCCTTGAGGTCCCCATGAATTCTCTAGATGTGAACCATCTTCTGCTAAATCTTTTTGTACTTGTATTGAACTAGATGTCCATTCTGCGAAAGCTTTCACCATCTTCTGTCGTGGATCATTAGCCATATAATGAGCCTTGGGGTCTTGAAGCTGAGACTTTAATTTATCTTCCGTCTCTTGTAATTGTTTATCATGTGTTTTAAAATCCGAATCTGGAAAATGTCTAGCTAATGCATCTCCTACCGCCCCGCCAATTTCACCGGGTCGTTGTCGAACCGAATGATCAATTTTGGCTGTACCATATCTATTAGGTCGTTTGGTTGCTAATGGATTAAAGTTTATCTCGTGTACTTCAGCATCATCCTTTTTTAGAGATGATAAAAATGTTCCTATATAATCCGGTGTCCCATCATCAGACAGCTTAATTGTAATAGCCATACCAGCACTTTCTCCTTCATCCGTTGTTTCAATAGTATCTGGGTCAGTATTCAACGGTTTAAATACATTGCAGTAATCTGTATCATCGAATTTCCCTACGACCAGATCACATGATTTATCTTTATTAAAGTATTCACATGTACCACACATGATTCCCATTTCCTGTTCAACAGGTGTTGCTTCACGAAACCCACATTGTTCTTTAGATATCTTACCTGTTTGTTGTAGTTCCTCTGCCTTTAGTATATCAAAAGAGGCTCCTTGATTCACCCCCTTCTCACATACAGTTACTTCAGCAAGTTCCATTTCATCTACTTGCATGTAAGGCATTAATCCTTTCTGCATGTTCTGTACCTTAATAGCAGAACCTGCAATGCTATAAGATCGTAGTTTCCCTTGATCTATCTGTTCCCTTACTTTATCAGCAACCTTAGTATCTTTACGTACCTCAGTAATAAAAAATAATCCTTGACTTGAGGGACCACTTTTAAATATCTGTCCACCCTTATTTATATATGCAGGCAACGCCCATCCTACTTGTACATCTGAATGTAGCACCATAGCATTACGAGTACGGAAATTATCCATGTACTTCTCGAATGCTTTGGATAAAGCGGCAGTTGTTATTAAATGCCCTTCTCTGTCTATCATTTCAACAGAAGCGGGACCTCCAACTACCATAACTGTTGATGGATCAACTCCACTAACAGCTTTTTGAAATTTGGGATGATCCGGAAATGCTCGTGCTAATGTCAGAATTTCTGCGTCTGAAGCGATGCCTGCTTTAAAAAGTCTTTGATATTCATCCAAAGCACCCCTAATATCATTTAAAGTAACTTGTCCACCCTCCTTTGGGTCAGCCTTCTCTAAAAAGAGAACGGCAGAATCTCCTCGTACCTTCTGATAGTTATCTCTCATAGGACGGAAGTTTCTTACTGCTTTTGTATTATTTGCTAATTGTTTAATAAGTACCATTATTGATTTGGAACTCCCCATATTACGCCCCTA